ACAAGACTTGTGCAAGGAACTTTCACAGTCAATGCTGAGGTCACACGATGAGCGTGACGCTTGTTGATTTGCCTAATACTGTTACTGTCACCGAGGAAACAAATGTCACGGTGACGCAAACAACGCAAACAGTTTCTATCCAAGATGTCGGCGTGCAAACAACGGATGCGAGCCTGTTAGTTACAGGAACACTCAACAATGCCCGATTGCCTGCAAGCGCAACGACGATCACTACAGTTGGCAGTCTGACTTCTCTCATTGTTGAAGGTACTGCAAGTATAGGAAGCGATCTAGATGTTGATGGTAAGTTGAATGTTCAATCGGGATCGTTATGCACCGATGTGTTCAATCAAGTCGGGATCGGCACTTTCAATCCGTCATCAAAACTTCAAGTCGTCGGAACTGTGACCGCCACCGAGTTCAATGGACCTCTGACAGGTACAGCATCTAATGTCGCAAACTCCACAGTCATATCTAAGGTCTTGACGGGTTACACTTCGGGCGCAGGCACAGTCTCCGCAACGGATACGCTTCTGCAAGCAATACAAAAGTTGAACGGCAACATCGTAGCGATGAACGGTTATGACAGAGGGTTGATGGCTACGCCTGCCACAACAACAACTAGCGACACAACGATTACGGCTGAGGAACTTCAGTTGTCGTACAGTTTCACCGCTGTCAGCGGTAGGACATATCAGTTCGTTTATATTGAGCCGAGCATTTACGGTTCAGCATCAGGAATAATGTATGCACGCATCAGAGAGTCCACAGTCGCTTACGGCATAACAGGAACGGTACTAAACACAACGACTGCGGTGATCCCGACGCTCACACAAACAATGCACCGAGTTGAGGCTTTCTATACTGCTGTCGCATCAGGCACCTACTACATCGTTGCGACCCTTCAAGCAAGCGCAGGAACAGGACAAGCAAACCGTTCGTCAGTCAGATTTCCGCTGTTGTATGCGTTAGATGTCGGCATTGTCTAATGCCTGTGAACTTGACTCCTCCTGCTTATATGCGAGCGAACGCAGAGCGTGGATTGCGTTTGCACGCTGAAGGCAAAAGCGGTGACGGACTACAACCGCAAACAGTTGCGGATGCACGCAAGATGGCTGACGGCCAAGTGTCAGAACAGAAGTGGAGAAAGATCGCTCCTTGGATAGCACGCCATCTAGTAGATATAGATGCCATCAACGGAAAAGAAATCACGGCAGGTCTTGTCGCTCACCTCTTGTGGGGTAGCGACGGTACGAAAGAAGGAGCAAGGAAAACTATGGAACACGCACAAGGCATCATTGACAAACTTGATGAGGAGCGCAGTATTGAACCTGACGAGGAGCAAGTCATTATCTCAACTGATGATGGTGAACTTGTTGTTCCTAGTTCGTGGGTTACAAGCGTTCGTAATAATCGGAGCGTTAGTTACAACACAGCGGAACTTCGTGCGAGCAACGACGGGAAAACTCTTGTCGGGTACGCATCTATCTTTGACAGCCCGAGCGAACCGCTCCCGTGGACAGAGTATGTGCGTCGGGGAGCATTCCGGAAAACAATCAAAGATGGTGCAGATGTACGCCTGCTGATAGATCACGAAGGTATCCCGCTTGCCCGAACCAAATCGGGAACGCTGACCTTGACTGAGGATGAAATCGGTTTGCGTGTTGAGGCACAACTGGACGACACGAACCCTGATGCGATGCGAGTCATTTCAGCGATGCGTCGTGGCGACCTCAGCCAAATGTCGTTTGCTTTTCAAACAGTCAAAGATAGTTGGAACTCTGATAGAAGCATTCGTGACTTGAAAGAAGTTCGCCTGTTTGATGTTTCGGTTGTGACATATCCTGCCTATGAGGAAACTGTTGCCGAGTTGCGTTCAGCAAACAACACAGAAGCAGATACGATCACACCTGTTGCACCATTGGCATTGCGGAAACGACAAATCCAAATCGTGCAAATACAAGCCGAGAACTAGCCGACGCAAGCCACTAGACATCACTTGACATCCCATCCACCAACCGAACATCGGAGTAATCAAATGTCAATGTCAATCAAACTCAGCGAGAAGCGTGAAGCGCACATCGCAGAAGCACAAGCAATCGTCGCATCGGCTGAAGCCGAAGCACGCGACCTGACCGCAGACGAGGATGACGCAATCGGTGTCGCACTTCGTTCCGCAAAAGATTTGGATGCGAGCATTGCACAGCATCAAGAACTAGAAGCACGAAGCATCGCATCGGCTGAAGTACGCAAAGAAACAAGCGTCGCAGTTGTCAAGAGCGAGCCACGCACCTACTCACCACACGCCGACACCTCGTTCATCCGTGACGCATACAGCGCACAGTTCAACGGAGACTTTCAAGCACAAGAGCGACTCGCACGACATATGCGTGAGGAGCGCATTGAACGCCGTGATGTCACCTCAGCAAACTTCGCAGGCTTGATGGTTCCTCAGTTCTTGACTGATCTCGTTGCGCCTTTCGCTCGTGCAGGTCGTGTGACAGCAAACCTCGCTCGCAAGCATCAACTGCCTGCACAGGGTCTGACTTTGAGCATCAGCAAGGTGACGACGGGAACTGCTGTCGCCGAACAGACTGAAGGCTCGGCGGTACAAGAAACGAATATGGATGACACGAAGTTGGATCTGACTGTCAAGACTTTTGCAGGTCAGCAGAATGTTTCTCGTCAGTCGTTGGAGCGTGGCACAAATGTGGACTCGCTTGTGATGTCGGATCTTGTTTCGTCGTATCACACAGTTTTGAACACGGCTGTTGTCGCCGACTTGCTTGCCAACGCAACGAGCGTCGCTTACACCGATGCGTCGCCTACCGTCGCAGAGTTGTATCCAAAACTGTTGTCAGCGATTTCGGGTATTCAGACTTCGTACTTCGGTGGACCTGATGCCATCATAATGCATCCTCGTCGTTTGGCTTTCATCCTCGCCGCAGTTGATGGTCAGTCACGACCATTGGCAGTACCAACGCCGATGAGTTCAGGTCAGCCTGCCTACGCCTACGGCGAAGGTTCGCCTCAGTACGGGATCAGCAAGTATTCAATCGTGGGCTTGCCTGTTTACACCGACGCAACGATTTCAATCGTGCAAGGCGCAGGCACAAACGAGGACACCATCTATGTCGGCAACACGCAAGAACTTCACCTGTGGGAGGAAGGAAGCGGAGAGCCAATGATGCTTCGCTTTGAACAACCAAAGGGCGCAGAACTTGATGTGACGATGATTGTGTACGGATATTCCGCATTCACCTCCAATCGTTACCCTGCATCGTGGGCAAGAATCGGTGGAACAGGACTCGTCACTCCTACCTTCTGATAGTGTCGGTCAGCGTGATCTTGGGGATTGCGCTGACCACTATCGGGTGAAATGGAAAACATTATGCACAGTCCTATGATCCAAAGTTTGCTAGAGGAACGCAAAGGCTATGTCGCTCGCAATCTTGCTGATCGTGTTGCTTCCGTTGATGCTTCGTTGCGTGAACTAGGTTTTGAACACAAACACTTGACGCAAGAAACAGCGACAGCGCAACCGCAAGCAGAACGAGCAAGCAAGCCTGCTGTTCAAAAGCGCATCGCTGACAAGAAGTAGTCGTGGCAATCACCAACGGGTATGCGACCCTCGCAGAAGTGAAATCTGCTTTGCGTGTCACAGACTCTGTTGATGACACACTCATTGAGAACGCTATTGAAGGCGCATCAAGACGCATAGATGGCTACTGTGGCAGATGGTTCTACAAGAGCAGTTCTACAGCGATCAGCATCTACCCGATAGACAGTTACAACATTTCTGTTGATGACATCGCAAACACAACAGTCACAGTCAAAACTGATAACGATGGCGATGGCGTGTTTGAAACAACCTTGACGCAAGGCACGGACTACCAACTAGAACCCCTTGACGCTGTTCTGCGTGGCATACCGTTCAGGCGCATCGTTGCTATCGCAGGCAAAACTTTCCCGATGCAAGTTCAACCGAACCGTGCATTGTGTCAAGTCACAGCGTTTTGGGGATGGGATGCAGTACCCGACGATGTTCGTGAAGCCTGTGTGCTTCTGTCAATGCGAGGGTTCGCACGATTGAACTCTGCGCTCGGTGTTGTCGGGTTCGCAGATATGGCGTTTCAAGTTCGTGCAGTAGATCCTGATGTGCGTGATCTCCTGTCGCCTTACAAGATCATTGGGCTTGCGTAGTGCCTGCAACCGTTTCGGCAGTCTCTACAGCGTTGCAGACAGCGTTAGGAACGATCTCAGGGTTGCGCACCTACGCCTATCAACCCGAACAGTTGAACACCCCTCTAGCGTTCCCTGTGTTGAACAGCGTTTCGTATCATCGGACAATGGGTACAACAACGATGATCGGCACAATGGATTTCACAATCTTTGTTGTCGTGGGTCGTTACACAGACAGAACAGCACACGCAACTCTAGACTCGTACCTATCGCCGACAGGTTCATCAAGTGTTCGCTCCGCTATAGAAGCAAGCGACACGCTCGGTGGAGTTGTCAGCACAGTCATCGTGGAAAGTTCCGCAAACATTTCAAGCGTTTCAAGTGCAGACGCAGAGTTTCTGCAAATCAGTTTCAACATCACAGTTCACAACTAGGAGCAATCAAATGGTTCAATCATTCAAAGTTTTGAGCGACAACTGCACACTCGGCAAAGTCGGCGAGACTGTATCGCCTACCGACATCTCCGATGATAATCTTGCATCGTTAGTTGCAGGAGGACATCTTGAACCAACAAAGCCCACAAGCAAATCCGATACCGCATCTACTAAGGAGAACATCTAATGGCAGTTTTAGCACTCAAAGACGCATCCATCACAATCAACAGCGTTGATCTAAGCAACCGTGCAAATAGTGTTTCTGTAAACTATGAGATTGACAGCATTGAAGTCACAGCGTTTGGAAGCACGGGACATATTTTCGCAGGCGGATTGCAAAACAACTCCGTTGAGATTTCGCTGATGCAAGATTTTGCTCTCACGAATGTTGAAGCAACCATCTATCCGCTCGTAGGTACGACCACAACTCTTGCGATCAAAGCAACCTCATCCGCTACCTCAGCGACGAACCCACTTTATACGATTTCCTCGGCGTTCCTTTCTGCACATACACCTGTCGCAGGTGCTGTCGGGGAAGTAGCGATGACCACGCTGAGTTTCACGGGCGGAACAATCGTCAAGACAACTGCATAACAAAACCAACTAAGGAGCGACAATGAAAATCGGACTTGAAGTATCTTTCAACGATGGAACATCAAAGAAGGTTGAGTCAGTCTTTGCTGACTTCGTAGCGTTTGAACGCACTTGGAACAGAAGCGTGACACAGTTTGAAACACAACTACGCTTGACTGACCTTGCGTGGCTTGCGTGGCATAGTGAGAAGCGTCGCCTGCAAACTGCGATGCCGTTTGATCCTGAATGGATTGCCACGATTGACAACATTCAAGCAAGCGAACAAGACGACACCGATAGCCCAAACTTATTGGATCAGCCCACAGACTGATCGCTTGGCTTGCTTTAGAAACAGGCATCAGTCCATCTGTGTTGTTGAACGAAACAGAGGAAATGATTGAAGCGATGCTTGAAGTGGCGAAAGCAAGAACTAAACAGCAACACTCGCGCAGATAGACTCGTGTGATGTCGTCGCTTGATTTCAACATAGATGTCACAGCGTTCAAACCTGTGCTTCAAGAGTTGCTGTATCTTGATCGGACTTTGTATAAGGCGACGGAACAAGGTTTGAAGGATGCAAGCAAACCGTTGATGCAGAAAATCAAGATGGCGTTCCCGACACGGACTTTGAGCGGGTTGATGACATTGCACAAGGCGACACCGAAGTTGCGTACAAACAAGAAACGCACAAACGACTACCCTGTTTACAACATCGGCAAAATCAAACAGAGTGTCGTCGCTAGAGTTGGAGGCAGAAAGCGATCCGACAGCAATGTGTTTCCTGTACTCCGGATCGTGCAGAGGAACGGTGGAGCGATGATTTACGATATGGCGCAACACGATGCCAACGGTGAAACGCTTGCACGCAACCTGAGAAAGGTACACGGGAGCAATGCTTCCCGAACGATGTACCCGACAGTTCGTGCAAACATCAAACTTGTTGAAGCCGACATCCGTGCCGAAATCAAGAAGGCTGAAAAGATCGTGAGTGATCGCCTCGGTGCTAGTGGAGGCGTGTCGCAATATCAGAACGCATCAAAGCGTGCAAGAGAGCAAGCACGAGGCGCAAGCGGAAAGTTTGGAAATCGCTGATGGCAATCTCAATCCCACTCGTAACTACTTTTGATAGTAAGGGCATCACGAAGGCGATACAGCAGTTCAAGAAACTTGACGGAGGCGTGGCGAAAAGCGGATATGCGATACGCAACCTCAATCAGGCAAGCACCAACGCTTTCAAGTCAATCGCCAAAGTCGGACTCGGTGTTGCTGTCGGTGCAGGGTTCATCGCTAAAGGATTACTAGAGCAAGCATACGAAGCAAAAAAAGTGACAGCGCAAACCAATGCGATCATCACAGCGACGGGAGGATCAGCGAGGATCAGCGCAAAAGGCGTTGCTGATCTGTCGGATGCGTTATCAAAACAAATCGGCGTTGATGATGAACTGATCCAAAAGTCTGCGAACCTACTTCTTACTTTCAAGCAAGTGCAAAATCAGACAGGGGAAGGCAACGACATTTTCAGTCGTGCCGTAACCACAGCGCAAGACTTAGGAAATGTGTTTGGTTCTGCTGAGGCAGGCGCAATGCAACTAGGCAAAGCGTTGAGCAATCCGGTGTCGGGTATTACTGCGCTTCGTCGTGCAGGTATCAACTTTACTGATCAACAGAAAGAACAGATCAAAACGATGGTTGCATCGGGCGACCTGCTCGGCGCACAGAAACTGATCCTCGCTGAAGTTGAGTCGCAAGTTGGCGGTACAGCGGAAGCGTCAGCGACAGGTTTTGATCGTATGAAGGTTGCGCTAGAGAACGCATCTGAAACGCTCGGCAACTTGTTGCTTCCGTACTTTGAACAGTTCGCAGACTTTGTGACATCAACCATTGTGCCGATTGTTGAACAGTTCGCAGATGTGGTAGGCGAAAACGGTTTGGCAGGAGGGTTTAGTTTTCTTAGTGGAAAGATGCTTGGCTTCATTACGAACCTTGAAGGTTCAGGCGCACAGATTTACTATGTCGTCGCAGGGTTTGTCGCTCTTACGCTTGCAGTCAAAGCGTTCACGATTGCGGAAACTCTTGCGGGTATCGCCGTCACAGTTTTCGGCGTTGCTTGGAACGCAACAGGCATCGGGCTTGTCATATCAGCAATCGTTTTGGTGATAGCGGTACTTGTAACTTTGACTCTAAAGTTTCAAGGGTTCAGAGATTTCTTTATCGCATTATGGAACGGCATCGTTGAAGCCTTCCAAAAATACATAAATGTCTTTCTAGGGATATGGGAGTTCCTCATCAACAAAATCATTGACGGAGTGAACCTCATCATCCGTTCTTGGAACAGGGTTCAATGGGGAACAGATGTCAAGGAGATAGATGAGGTTTCGTTTTCGTTGGACATTCTCGGCGCAAAGATAGACAAGACGAAAGAAAAGTTCTACCAACTTGATCAAGCAAAGTTTGACGCAATGCGGATGCGTGGAGGGGGAAACACAACTAGAGCAGAAACCCCGTATGTGCCTGATCCGACAGGCGGAGGCGGAAGCGCAAGCAAAACTGTCAAGACGATGCAGGAACGGTTCGCTGATTTGATCGCAGAACTTCAAGGGTACGGCAAACAACTACAAGCGGTCAAGGAAGCACACCGAGCAGTCCTGCAAGCACCAAAAGACTTGGCTATCGCTATCGCTAATACTGCGAAGGCGCAAACACATTTCAACAATGTTGTGAACGGCTTTTCTAAGTCAAGCAAAGAAGCAAGAGAAGCCACACGCAATCTTGCACAGGCGCAACGAGATGCGACTCGTGCGGGCATCGGGCTTGCTGACGCACAACAAGCAGTCGCAGAAGCACAGAAAGCATTGACGCTCCTGCAAACTCCTGCATCGGCACGAAGCATCGGTGAAGCGCAAGACGCAATCACGCAAGCAACATATGATCTTGCTGACGCAAACAAAGAACTAGGTCGGGCGCAACGACGCAACAACCCTCGTGAACTTGCTTTGGCGCAGATCGCACAGCGTGACGCAACGAACGCTCTCGCTGATGCACAAACTGCTTTGACAACTTTGCAGGCTGACGCTGATCCGCAAGCGGTAACAGACGCACAAGAAGCATTGACGCAAGCGCAACTTGATCTTGCGGAAGCGAAACTTGCTGATAGTGATGCGACGAAGGATGTCAAGACTGCTCAAGACGCTTTGAACGAAATCATTGACGGAGCGAAAAAAGGAACTGACGCATATACAGAAGCACTTGACTTGTTGAACGAAGCGAAAGACGCTGAGGTGATAGCAACCGATGCGGTGACTGCTTCCATCATCGCCGAGAAGGATGCGAAACTTGCGCTTGCGAAAGCAGAGCGTGAACTGATTATGAGCAAGAAGGGGATGACACCTGCGCAGATCGCCAAAGCGGAGAAACAAACAGGCGTGATATCGGGCAACAAGGCTGTCGGCGGAAGTGTGCAAGGAGGCAAGAGTTACATCGTCGGCGAGATGGGAAGGGAAATGTTTACGCCATCAAGCAACGGAACGATCACACCGAACAATCAACTTTCGCAACCAACTCAGATCATTGTCAATGTCGGAGGAAGTGTTGTCAGCGAACGCAACCTTGTTGAAGCCATCCGTATCGGTTTGATCAACGCACAGAAGTCGGGCAAGGTTCTTGTCGTATGACTTTGCCTGATGTGACGATTGCGATCAGACCTGATGTTCCGTTTGCGACTGTCGGTACTGCGATCCTCGGTACGGTAAAACTAGGTTCGCTTGTCAATGGTGGAACGCCGATGATACTTGGACCTTCAGCAAATCCGTTCGTGACCATTCAAGGCGTAGCAAACAGCATCAGCATCAAG